CAAGTGCTAAAGCTTCTTCAGGGACACGCTGACGTTGTGGCATAGCAACAGGTGCTAAAGCTTCTTCAGGGACACGCTGACGTTGTGGCATAGCAACAGGTGCTAAAGCTTCTTCAGGGACACGCTGACGTTGTGGTACAGTTATTGTTGTAAGACGTTCTAAATATTCGTCTACAGGATCACGTTTTGTTTCTGCTTCAGGTATTGAAACTTTATCACGCTTAGTAGGTATAACAGGCTCAAGAACTTTTTTAGCATCCACACGTACTTCTTGAAGCGTATCCTCAAGCTTTACACGATCAATTTCGTTAGGGTGTGTGGCTTCGTATTGAACTTCTTGCTTAACTGGTTCAGGTACTTTCTGTGCACTGACACGAATCTCTCTAAGAATTGGGCCTATTTTTTTAAGCTTAGTCTTAGAGATAGGTTGAAGCTCGTCAGCACGTAAAACACCATACGTATCTACGACATCGTCAACAGACATCCTAAGCGCAGAAGCGATCTGTTCTGCTGTAGCGCCTAAGTCAACAGCTTCTTTTACAAGTTTTTTATTAGTACTAGGATTCCAAACCTCTACACCAGCATCCCATCTAGCATTTCTACCTTTACCTAAAGTACCCTCGTTGTATTCTAAAAGTTCATCAACCGATACGCCAAAAAGAGCCGCAACCTCTGCTTTAGATTGTCCCGGCTCAATAACGTGACTGCCTAATCTGCTTTCTTTCATTTCAGCTTCAGCCATAAGTCCTTACCGTACTGGTCTACCACCTGACGACAACATTCCTCTTTGTGCTGCTCTTCTCTCCTCAGATTCCCTTTCAAAGTCAGTTAAAGTTCTACCAAGACCTGCTCTCATTTGTGCAGGTGAAATATAAGTAGTAGTTTTAGGAGCGGTTGTAGGCACAGGAGTAGCAACAGGAGGTGTCCTACCAAAACCAGTACCAAACAAATCAGCAGGTGGCTGTGTCGGTGTAGTAGAAGATTCTTCTGCCTTTTCTTTTTTCTCTTTTGCTTTTTTAGCTTGACGAGAATTTAATTCTCTTATAGCATCCTTTCTACTAAGTTCGTTTTCCTCCATTAGATACTGAATCATTTCTTCTCTTTCTGCTTCTATTTGTTGACGTTCTTCTGCATTTAACAAACGACCAGATTCTAATTTATCGCTGTACTTTTCTCCCATAAAGTCAAGAGCGTTTTTGACAGCAACTTGAGGATCAATATCAGGAAACTTTTCAAACTCAGCCCCAACAAACTTAACAAAATCATCTTTCAAGTCTTCATCTGCAAAAACTTCACGAGCAGTTTCTACAGCGTCACGACCAAAGATAAACTCAGATACGCTGTCTTCAGTAATAAAGTCATTAATAAAACCTGTAGCCTGTCCTTCTACAGCAGCACTTTTAAACTGAGCTTTACCTTGTCTTTCTTGTTCAGCTTTCACTAGTTCTTTAATTGTATTATTAGCTCTAACTAGAGCGCCTACGTTACGCTCACCCGCAGGAAGATTACGAATGCGTTCTGCTTCTTGATAAGCCGGGTTGTTTTCAAAAACTGATATGTTATCTTTTATAAAGTCTGTATATTCAGAACCAAGAACTCTAGCGTCTGCTTGAGCGCCTTGTTCTACAACTAACTTTCGCTGTTCACTGGCTTGCTTAATTAAAGAAGCTTTTTGCCAATCCTCTAAACCTTCCATAGCATCAACGTAAGTAGCAATGTTACCTATGCTAGAGTCCCTTGCTATCTGAGAAGCTATACCAGTAAGCTGCTGTGCTTGTCGATCTTGAATAGCATCGTACTGCTTTTGCATACCATTAGCTGCTTTATTCAAAGCCTCTGCTCTGGTTGGATTAGTCATAACCATACCTGCAGCCATAGAACGCAAATCAGCAATTTTTTGAAGAGTAGGTACACCTCCAATCATTGCTTGAAATTGAGCTTGCTGTTTTTTACGTTCTTTTTCAACCGTAGCAAGCATAGGACTCATACCTATACCTTTAGCAGCATCAAAAAGACCCTGTTGAAAAGCAGGAGGACGAGCCAGTGATTGTAATAATGCGTTAAACCTAGCCATTAGCCATCTCCAAAAAGAGTTGTGAGAATGTTGCCTACACCGCCAGTTGAAGTAGCAACAGGAGTAAACAAACCACTAAGCATACTAGAACCAAGACCACCAATGAGGTTAGCTCTGGCTTGCTCTGCCAACAACTGTGCCTCAATACCGGACATTGAGGTTTCACCGAACTGACCAGCGCCGAACAACTGTGCCTGCTGTTGCAACTGCGGGAACAGAGACGTTCCTTGAATAGCATTCAACATCTGAGCCTGTGGCACGTAGCTTTGACCTAAGAACTGTTGACCCAGAGCCGCTTGCTGTGCCTGCTCTTGTCGTGCTTGTTGCATAGCACCAAACATAGCTTCATTCTTAGCACGTTCTTGAGCCATGTTAAGCGCAAGAGCTTCAGGTGTACCGCCAAACTGTGCCGTCTGTACACCCAAGCGTCCCTGTGCCGCCAGACGCTCCTCTAAAGCCTGTCGTTGTGCTTGTTCTTCAGGTGCTTGAATAGCTCTCATTTGGTCATACAAGCCCTGTGTGCGCGCACCAGTGTCCTGCATGGCCCTAGAAAAGAAGTCACCAGCACCACCAAACATCTGTGACTGTAACGCCTGCTCTTGAGGAGAAAGCGTCATGGTGGTTCCCATGCCATCTTCACCAGCAGTTGCGCCGAACGTACCGCCTGTAGCCGTTGTCATGGTGTACGGCTTAAACCTAGATAAGTCCTGCAACTGTGTTGCAATGTCTGCAGCATCGGTGTACGCAGCTTCACCTACATCTCTAAGTTCATTAACACCAAAACCTGTAAGAAGACCACCAAGACCTCCTAAACCTAATAATGCCATTTCTATGCTCATTAGTAAGTACCTCCGTCAATCGTTCCTGTAGACAGAGTTCCTGTAAATGTCAGCGCAGGGATCGTCACAGTTCCTGTAAAAGTGGGTGAATCGAGATCAGCCTTAGTCGCAATAGATGTTGCAAGGGCGTTGAACTCAGTATCAAACTCTGTGCCTTTGACTACTTTACCAGCATCTCCAGAAGGTAAAGAGTCCTTAGCAGCAAAGTCAGTTGTCTTTGTATAATCGCTCATACTGTTCTACCTATAAGTGCTAATACGTTAATTTCTTGGAGAGATAAAGCAAAACCATCTATGTCTGCCTCAAGGCCAATGGTAATCACAGAGCCTCCACCTGTTGTGTTAATAGAAGGTCTACTTGTTGTAGATCCTCCAGTAAACTCAGCAACTGTATACTCTGAAGCCGCTTCGTTAAAATAGTACGGAATTTGATTACCTACAATAAATTCCGTTGTGTTAAATGTTGTCTCAAAGTCGTAAGCCCACTTAAGAAAAACTGTAGCTGTGTTAGCACCGACGATGGTGGGCTTGAGTTTCTTTAAAAACTTTGTCTTTGACGGATCGCCAAATGTTAGACCCGGACTGAAGTAACTAAAACGGTAGGTGCCGTTCTTGACTGTCCCTGAATCATTGAATTGATCTGAGTGTCCTTCGTAAGTACCAACACCGTCACTAGTTCCTACTAACAAAGTACCATCGTCTTTTGTGTCATAAGACTTAAATGGAGTAGAAGTCCATCTTGTTGCTCTATAAGACCCATTCTCTAACCTAGCTTTTATATCAAAACAATATGTTGTTTCTTGATCTGGAAACGTGATAAGATAAAATGAGTTCTCAGGGCTGTACACAGATGCTGTAGGAGCAGACCTGTTTTCAATCAAACTAATCAACTCAGTCTTAACATTTTTACTTAAGTCTGACAAAGGCATTGACTTTTCTTGAATTGTGCGCCCAAAACTCCTAAGCCCAGTTTGGGACATAAACAAAACATCAGTGCCTATTCCTTGCACAGAGTTTCTACAAATACACCCAACACCTGATATAGTGTCAATCAAAGCCATATTAGCTGGACTGAAAGCGTTACCATATACAAGAATGCTGTGATTACCAAAAATAATTAGAGCGTTATTGTGAGCATACAATGCCCTTATCTCATCGTAACCATCAGGCCAAGCCTTAGATACATTTATAGATCCACTAGAACCACCAGTAAAATCATTACCGATCAAAAGGTCAGACCAATAAACAGTTTGTTTGTCTGTGTTGTTATCTGCTATCCACAACCGACCATAAGCTGCTATAGCTTCGTGACACTTAAACGTAGCATTAGTTGCTGACCCATTAACAACAGTAAACGTACGTAAGCCGTTGGTGTTATCGTAAACTAACGGGTCGTAGTTTCTTTGAAAAAAGTACGCCTTGTCGTTAAAGTTTACAATCTTCCAGTTGTCTGCTGTAATTGAGTACGAACCCGGAGTAATATCCGTAAGCGTGTCATCAGTTGTAGTAGTAGTTGTTGTTTTAAATATTTTGTTGTTGCCTGTAACAAATATCTCATCGTTATTTGCATTGTCGTAAAAGTAATGCAGTCGAGTAACGTAATCAGAACCCAAAGGAGTTTTTACAGACGTTAACAGCTTAATACCTTTACGTGCAGCAATACGCCCACGCTTGTCAATTACTGCGTTGTCAGCAACGTCAGCAAAAGAAAAGTCCTGTCCAATCGGAGAGTCTTCTGTGTTGACTCCCTTAAAACCCGGAGCAACTAAGTTAATGCTTTGTAATGGCTGGGCCATACACTAGTCTCCTTAAGGGACGTAGAAAATAGTTTCTTCAGGATGCTTCTGTGCATCCAGAGCGATAGCATCAGACAAATACTTATCAGCAATACCAAAGTACTCAGGTGCTGATGTACCGCCTGTCTCGCCACGCTCACGAGCCAATAAAGCAATCGCCATGTGGATTACTGGTTGACTAGGTATCAACATATCATCACCGTCAGCAGTTAACTCATCGTTACGCAAGGTGCAGTTAAAACGCAAGGTGTACACACCGTCTGGCTTTGGGTAAACGTCAATCTGCGTGTCGCCACTAGAGTTTACGCCGTTAAAGGTGTAATACTCAGGAGCGCCTGATACTGGCTCACTAATTAAATACTTATCATCAAACCACACCTGCGGTTGATACTGAAGGTGCAGGTTGGAGGTGTCATTGATAGCGTTAAGAATCTTGATCTTGTTCTGGGAGCCTGTAAGTACGTAGTTAAAAACATCAGCAGACGTAGTTACCGTAAGCGTAGTCCTGAGTGCGGACCAATCCCAAGCATCTTCTACTAGCTTCTTAGCGTCATTAACAAAATCACCAGCCATCTTGCTGTAGGTGTTACTTGAGACACTCGTTACTTCGTCCTCACGTAGCCGTCTAAGGACATTGTTTACTAAGTTTAAATATGTCACTGTTCTTGTCCTTTGTTAATGTACTTGCCGAATAGTCCACGAGTAACTTGATTTTCTTCTTGAGTAGCGGCTGGCTGTGAAACAGGTGCATCATCTATACCAAACGATGTATTACCAAAAGCTTTATTAAATCTATCAGCTATGGTATCTAGTGCTGTTGATAAACGTTGACCAACGTAGTCACCATAGTCTTGCTTCGGTGCGCCGATAAAGTAATCATCAGTCCAGTTAGCGTCTCCTCCAGCAGCTTGTTTTTCTTTGTAGTAATCACGCCAGCTTGGACCTTCCTCAAGTACATTGCGCTCTCCAGTAAGGTGAGCGTTGATTTGGCTCATGTCGTAACCGTGGCGATACATATCCTCAATCGCGTTGTTACGCTCGTACATACTACGTTGCCAATCTCTGTCTGAATACTGAGCAACTCTTTCATAGAAACCTACGTCATCAAACATGCCTTCTCGACGCATTTGCAATCTATCGTCTATTGCGCCTCGCCAACGAGATTGTGGACCTTGACCAAAGGTAGGAGAGTAAAGTGTTGTACTTGGTTGTGCTGCAAATAGTTTATCCCATGTGCCGCTGTAGTCTTTGCTGCTATCAAAAACAACGCTATCCATAAAGTCTTGTTGATTTTTAATAAAAGATTCAGACATGGCTTTTTCTTCTGGGCTTCCCATAACAACTGTACGGTCAGTGCCCGGAATGTTTCTTACAAAACCCACGCCCGGAACATAATTTATAGAAGCCATTAGATCAGACCCTCAAACATACTAGAAGAATTTTTAAGATTTCTGCTAAAAAAATCATCTAACTGTTGTTTTGCGTTTATATCAGCAACAAAATCTTTTTGAGGAACAGCAACAAGAGAAGTCGGCGTTACAGGAACATAAGAAAGACCGCGCATAAACGGATCAAAGTTTCCTCCACCGCCGCCGCCAACGCCACCGCCACCACTGTTGCCATCTGTACTTCCGGGTGGGTCTTGAGGATCAACTTCTTCATTAGGATCAGGACCAATAGGACCACCGGGAATAATAGGATCTAGATCTTTTTCTGAAGTATCTACCCCACCTATTTCAAATCCATCAACAGTATCGTCGTCATCATCGTCATCAAAGCTACCAGCAAATGGGTCTTGATACTCTAATGCATTGTCAGGTCTATCAGGAGTATCAGCAATATCATCACCCTGCTTAGGTCTTTCTTTTTCATCGTCATCTACTGGTGCACCGCCCGGAACAATCAGAGTACCATCATCAGGATCAAAGAACCCGCTAACACTGTCATAGATATCGACAAGAATAGAACCGCCAATAACGTTTCCAAAAATACCTCGGACCCAATCTTCAAAACCACCGAAAGTACCTCCAAACGGGTCATCACTTGTTCCATCAAAGATGTCGTTAAATACACCTTGAATCCACTCACCAGCACTATCAATAGCACCTTCAATTGTTCCTAAAGGATCGTTTTTAAGATCGTCAATAAAATCGCCTACAGTGCCGCCTATCTTATCAACCATATCTTGGATATCTTTGATTGTAATATCAATAATACCCGGAGGTAGCGGAACACCCGGAATAATAAAAGGACCAAAGACGTTACTATTTTCCCAATCACCAAAAATAACTTCAACACCTACTTGACCGCGCTTTAGTTGATCTTCTATGTCAGGCATTGAATCAAGTATTCTTTTCAAAACTTCAGCAGGATCTTCACCGATATCTTCGATAAAGTCTCGCATACCGTCAGGCATCTGGTCTAAAATACTTTGAAAGAAACCACCGTCTCCGTCTTCTGTTAAAGGACGAGGAACAGTTTCGTAGTAGTAGTCCTCAAACCCTTCGACACCCATCAGGTCACTAACGTCTACTGCCTCTAGGTCTGACAGTTCAGCTTCGCCTGCCATGTATCGACTTAGAACACGTAGCCACTCAGAAGCTGCATCTTTTGTATCATCGTTCTGTAACAGACCACCGAACTGACCTATGAAGTCTCTGAAAAACTCCATTTCTGCAAGTTCGTCACGGATAAGATCACTAGGAATTTGACCGTAATCAACAGCACCCGGATCATAAGCAGGGATTAAACCTTCAACCTCTAGCCCTTGACCTTCTCTACGAAACTCAGACATTTAGTTTTTTCCCTTTATCTGCATCAGTTTGTCAGCACCACGTATACCAAAACTAGCTGTCACGGCGACGTAGAGAAGATAGGAATACCAATCTGGAAGCCTACTAAGCTCCTCAAAAGCCATTCCTACGCGCTCTATAATATCAAGGTCGTTCATACCTACGCCCCACATAATTGCTAGTACAGGCGCACTCAAGACCACTGTGAACCACTCGTCTTTCCACGAGTTAGCACTAGCCTGTGCCATGTGTTGTTCCCACGTAGCAGTGTTCTGAATCACCTGCATCTTAGCTACGTGCTTTGCTTGTGACTGCTCCTGTCGGTGAGACATCCATGTTTTAGCTAGTCCAGCAATAGGTCCGATGAGTGCTTGTAACACTAGTTAGAACCTCTGTCGCGTATGCTTTTAACTGTGTCAGTTTCCCAGATGCGAATACCTGTCCATACAATAGTAAATAAAGCAGCTACTGCAGGAAGTAAACCAGCAAGGGCACCAACCCCTGTTGCTACTGAAATTGTATCTACCACTTCTTTCATTCCGTCATCCGCCATCTTATGCACCTTTTATCAACAACACTGTTCCATAAATAATGCCAGATGAAACAGCAACGCCTATTACTACAAGTAAACTATCTAGCAATATACGTTGTCTTTTACGTTGTTTGTAGATTGCTTGTTCTCTTTGTGCCTTAATCTTACGTCTGAGCATTATCATCTCTTGATAAGTTTCAACACCGTAAGACCAAACAATCAACTCCCGTATTTGTTTTTCTTGTTCCTCTAGTTTTTTCTTAGCTATAACACTGTTCAAAGCCTGTTGTTCGATTGTGTTACCATCAAACAACTTTTTAAATATACCGGGACTCTCAGCTTCTTTTTCTGCTTGTTTTATATCAGCGGCAAAGCTGTACCATTGTCCTAGCTTTTGAGCAACGTGTTCAATCTCAGCCCCTTTGTTTACTAACGTCTGTATACCCTTGAAGGTAGTAGACGCCATAGCTATTAAGGATAAAGGGTCCATTCATTAGGCTACCAAGAAACACCAGTGCCAGTAGTAGGCGTAGCAAACTCTGCAATCTGTGCATCAATAGCGGCTTCGATAGCGGTTACTTCATCAGTGCCCAAAGCCGCCTTAGCCCAACCGATAGCAGTTGCTTCGGTAATGTCAGCCCACTCGACAAACGTACCGCTGGGTGCTTCAAGCCCCACAGTGCCGTAGGATGAACCAGAGTGATCCCCATCAGTCTTTGAACAACGCCA